CTTTGGTCTAAGGACATGCCAAAGACTAGGTGGTTAGCGGAGGATTGAGGACTGTCTAGGAAGTCTTCTAGTATGTCTTCCCACTCTTTTCTCTTCCTAATATTGATTGCTTCTTGAGCTGATATACCCATAGCGTCTGTATAGTATTTAACGCCTTGAGCCAAACAGTCTAATCTGTCGTCATGCTTTACAGCACCTTTCATACGACACATCCGACTCATCTGGTAAAAGAGCATATAGAGGAGCCTACTTTCAGATGGACTGTCTTTGTTCGAGCTGTAATCCCACTCAATAACCCCACGGTCAACAATAAGACGATGCTGGTTAAGAATAGGTTCAAGCGCGTCAATGATACGGTCTTCTTTCCGAACATTTGCTCTGACCTCTTCGATATCAATGAATTGTTTAGTTTGTTGTATATGTTTTTTAAATAGTTCACTTACGATTCCATCTCCAAAGTTTGTCTCGACAACCAATTTTGAAGCTCCATACTTCTTGCATCCTCTAAGGATGTCAAGCAAGGTATTATCCGAGTAGCCGTCTCTGTATGCACGCATCTCATGCAGATAGAGGAAGCCGTTCTTTTGGGATATATACGCAGCAGCAGTCTCGTCTGTTCCTCTTCCGCTTGGGTCGACACTGCAAATTGTCTCATCGTATTCAGTCCATTCCCCTTGCAGTTGCATAGGTGAATAGAAATAGTCTCCGGGTAGTCCGACTGTTGGTAGGTCTTTGATGACGTTTTGTCTATCTGAACACCATATGACGTTATCGGGTGCAGTAGTAGCGTTGACGCTAGTAACAACAAGGTCAGCACACTTGAGAGGGAACTTTTCAGCGTCAGATAAGCTTGTGTCAAGCATAAACTGAAGCATAAAGTTACTACGTCCCATAGATGCTTCCCTTTCAAGGAGATCTTCGTTATCAAATCGGTCTGGATCTGTTGTCTCCCATGGTTCTGCGCCATTATCTATGTCTTCCTGTAGCTGTGGAGCAATAAGACCTTCGTAAGGCGTAATATCTCTGGGATATCTGCTCGGCCAGATAAAAGGACGGTAACTTCTTTCAGCAAGTTTCCTATATATAGTGAAGGTGGTTTGGGGAGTTCCCAAATACATAATGCGACTATCATCTTTCGGCGTAAGAATTGATTCAGCTTCAGTACAAAGCTGTAGTAGTTTTTCTCTCATTAATTCAGTCATAGAGTTCCCGGGAACCTCTACGTCATCGAGAATCATTAAGTCAGCTCTACTTCCAGTCAACTGACCAGTTATACCAACGGATTTGACCGATGGTGCTTGGTGAGGGCTACATAGTACGTCAAAAGAGATACGTGACCATCTAGCATCGTCTGATTTAGGTTGTAAGTGACTTAACCAAGGTGTTTCAATTATTAGCTTCTGTAGAAAGATGGACATGTTGTCTGCACGTTCCTTAGAAGCTGAAATAATCATTATTTTCTTTTCTGGATCTTTGAAAAGGGTCCATAGCACAAAAGCACCAGTAATCCAAGATTTACCAACACCTCGAAAAGCTTGAATCTGGAGTCTCTTGGGTCCGTGTTGTAAGTAGTCTGCGATGGCATATTGTGCTCTAGTTGGTGAGGGTAGATCTAGCTGTTCCCATAAAGCTTGCAGAAACAGCTTGAAATCGCCCTGTAAGGCGTCTAAAACGTCTGTCATGTACGTTTGTGGATAAGTTCTATTTTCTAAGCTTGAAACGGCTTCTAGACCCCAGCATGGGACCTTTACGCTTATATCTAGCTGCGTCTATTAGTAGGTTTGTTAAATCAGCTGGAGTAGAAACTATTTCTCCAATTCCTGTTGCTCCTGTCGCTGCTGACAAACCAGCTATACCAGCTTGCAATTTATCTAATCTGTTGCCAGTTTCTCTAGCTTTGTTAGTTCTTTGTATAGTATCTGCTACTGCTGCACCTGTACCTAACGCTCCAACGCCTAAAAGACTTGCAGCTGTTGCAAATTTCAATCCTTTAGTTAATTTAC